ACCGTAAGAAGGTTGTTAAGAAAGATGGCACAGAAGGCAAGGCTGTACGGATATGTAAGTCCTGCGAAGGCGATGGGGTAATCTATGTGAAGACTAAAGAAATCGCCGGTTTCAAAATTATCCCGCGTGATGCGTGGGACACAGCGGCCGCAGGGTTCAAGACAGACCACGAGACACTTAAGGAACGCCTCACTGAGCTTTCTGGAGACGCCCGAGAGTTTGCAGAGTCATACTCTCGATATAATGCACTACGGACTTATCTCTCTACTTTCGTCGAAGGGCTCAAAAACAATCGAGATGGAAACGACATCGTTCATCCAGACTTCATGCAATGTGTCACGGCTACAGGACGACTCAGTTCTCGTAACCCCAACTTCCAAAATATGCCCCGAGGATCTACGTTTGCTATCCGAAAAGCAATGGTCTCTCGTTTTGAAGGAGGGAAAATCCTTGAGGCTGACTATGGACAACTCGAGTTCCGAGTCGCAGGATTCCTAGCCAACGACCCGCAGGCGTACCACGACGTGGAGAACAAGACAGATGTACACACTGTTACTGCTGAGATTATTGGGTGTTCCCGCCAAGATGCTAAGGCACACACCTTTAAACCTCTTTATGGGGGTACCACAGGTACTGATGACCAACAGCGATACTACAGGGCTTTTAAAGAGAAGTATGCTGGGGTAACGGAATGGCACGACAAGTTACAGAGTGATGCAGTAGAGAAGGGGTTTATCACGCTACCGTCAGGGAGACAGTACGCATTCCCCGGAACAACATGGACTGAATGGGGTACGGCAACCAACCGCACCTCCATCTGTAACTACCCTGTGCAGGGCTTTGCAACCGCCGATCTCTTACCAATCGCTTTAGTAAAGTTGCATAAGTCTATGAAATCAGAGGACTTAAAAAGTGTGATATGTAACACGGTCCATGATAGCATTGTACTTGACGTATTCCCCGGAGAGGAGGATACTTGTACCACACTTGTGGTGGAGGCAATGATGTCGCTACCCGAAGAGTGTCAGCGGAGGTACGGCATTGAATACGACATGCCAATCTCGGTTGAGTGTAAGATGGGGTCCAACTGGTTGGATACCGAAGTTGTCTACGCAAACTAAGGAGAGCGTAATGGGCGAAATGAGCGTTATGGAAAATCCTTTCGACAGTATGTTGGAAGCAGTAAAGTCAGGTAACACGCAGGATTTGATGCGTTTATCTGGTCAGGCAGATGAGGACACACCAAAGGCAGGTCTGTCACGTCTCAATATCAACTACGAAACAGATACAGACGAGGGTCACACCCTCAAGAAAGGTACATGGAAAGTGTATTACGATGGTGAGTTTGTCTACGCAGACTCCGTACAGTTCCGCCCGCTGGTGCGGACATATGAATGGTCAGTGTGGGATCAGGAGGAAAGTAAGTTCTCCAACCGTTCAATCCAAGCACCATCACTGGACTACCAATTCCCAGACATCTCAGGGGGCAACAAGTGCGGCCGCCTAACGAAGTCTGACGAGGAGCAACTCGGTGAGGATCACCCGCAGACACTGGCTTCACGTCTCGCTACGTGTAATCAGGTGTTTTACGCAGTGATTAGCATGAAGGGTAAGAATGCTGAGGGCAAGAATGTAGAGATTAAGGACTACCCTGTAGTTACTTACTTCAAACGCTCTGGTTTCCGCCCTGCACGTGAAGCTATTCAGAAGCTCGGTAACACTCCTATGAATGAGGTGTTGTTTGAGCTCACTACGAAGCGTCATAAGATGGGTAGCGTAACTTACTTCACACCTGTGTTCACGGTGTCAGGTAGTGCGCGTCTCGACGGTCCTACGACAGAGTTACTCACTATGTTCTTAGAGACTGTTAAGGCTTCTAACGCAAACATCATGGAGCAACACAAGGAGGCTATGAAGGCTAAAGCGTCTACCGAGGAAGTTGACTTGGCGGCGGACTTCAACTGATGCTAGCGGAAGTTCAGGTTAAGAACTTCCTTCAAGCGGCCACGAGGGGGGAAGCAGTGCTTTCCCCTTCTGTGCTTGAGGAGTTTGCACAGGAATGCCGCGAGGCACTCGAAAAACAATTTAACCGTAACCCGGAGTGGCGTATAAGGATGAGTGGACTTGGACGTCCTCTCTGCCAACAGATACACGGACGTGATGGGAAGGACGAGGAGATGTCCTACAATGCTATCATGCGATTCCTCATCGGGGATCTCGTGGAGTGTGCGGTGATGGCGATTCTCAAAGGAGCGGGGATCAAGATCGTAGAGGCACAGGGAAGGTGCCAGCTTGACGTTGGGGGCGAACAGGTACAGGGCACCCTAGATTTGATTCTCGACGATCCTGTGGACGGAGAGAAGGTCTGGGATGTAAAGTCAGCAAGCCCATACTCTTACGCACAGAAGTTTAGTAAAGGGTACGACAATCTTAAAAATGACGACCCCTTCGGATATCTCATGCAGGGATACCTGTATGCTGAGTCGAAAGGAAAAGACTTCGGCGGATGGATTGTGGTGGATAAGTCGAGTGGCGAGATCCAGTTTGTACAAGCACCGGATGATCAGCAGGAAGACAGGGATCATTATATCTCTGAGGCTGGTAAAGTTGTCGAAGCCTTAATGTCTAATTTTAAATACGTGAAGCCGCCTATAGACCCTATCGAAGAAACGTTTACGTTAGAGGGGGTCAGGACAGCGACAGGTAACAAACTTTTAAGTAAGAATTGTACTTTCTGTGGCTACCGTAAACACTGTTGGCCCAAGGCAGTACAACATGAAAAAGTAACATCTCGGGCTCGTAATAAGCCTATCGTCTGGTATCACACACTAAAGGTAAAGGAGCTATGAAGACAACAGATATCAAAAAGGTAGTTGAGCTACAGGGTAAGATTATCAAACTCAGAGATCGCATTATGAAGGACGTAGAGCGGCACAACACGATGGTTATTGATGAGTTACGCCCGATGGTGCAGGGAGTACTGCCCTCAACAATTTACCAAGTAGGAGACATGACCTACAAGAGAGGTAAACTTTTCTGTCAACTCGAGTGCGAAGATTACGGTCTTGGCATAAAGGCAGAGGGTTTGGCTACCCTCCGTAGAATTGTTGTGGAGGATAAAGATGCCCCTTCTGATGACACAGAAAGTAGACCGGCAACTCCTGTATCTGAATGAAGGAGCTTACGCAGTCTACATCGAATCGGCGGACACCAGAGGTGGCGACCCGTGGGTAAGGTGGGCTCGAAACTTTGATCGGTGCTTACCCCTCACCATGTGGTCCCATTTTGGGACTCCCCTATCTCACGAGACGTGGGAACGAGACGGAAGGAAAGCGACGGAGGAACTAGCGAGTATTGGAAATGTAGTGCGGCAAGGACGTGTGATGGTTTTTCCCGGAGATGAGTACACCCACGCACTCGAGCAAATCCGGAGTACAACTCCTAAATTGCACGATAGAATTTCTCAATCGATACAGGGACTTATAGGATAATGAGCAAACCACAACGACATAAGTTTCGTTCTGACTATGAGTTGAGCGTCGCAAAATACCTCGCAGAACAAGGGGTTAAGTTTGAATACGAGTCCCAAAAGCTTTCGTATCAACCGAAACCGAAGACATATGTCCCGGACTTTTATCTGCCGGAGCAGGACATCTACGTAGAAGCCAAGGGGTTTTTCAGTCCGGCTGACAGACAGAAGATGTTGTTGGTGATTAAACAGAATATGTTCTGTGACATACGGATGCTTTTCTTGCGAGCATCAAACAAACTTAATCGTTCTAGTAAGACTACCTATGGATCATGGTGTGATAAGCATAGTATCCTCTGGGCTGACGGGACAATACCACTGGAGTGGTTGGAGAAGAAAGCATGACAGACTTAATCTTAGATCAAGATAAATTGATTGCCCTCGAGCAAGCCGGCTTACTGAAGGGGCGGTACTACATTGTATTGGAGCCAGTTGAAGATGAGAATGAAGACGAGGATGGTTTTACTATCCGCGCATACGCAACTCGAGATACTGAGGTGGAGACTAAGGATGGGAAAACATTTGATCCAACTTATGTTATTCTTCAAGGATTACTCGGTGCGGTCTACGAGAACTTCGACGACGTGTACGAAATGGGATTGGAAAGGGTTACGCTGGAAGCACTCGGTGAAATCGTCCCAGAAGAAGACCTGAAGCCGGAACATAAGAAACGCATCAAGTCGATGGAGGGTAATGTGATCATGGCAAACTTTGGTAACTTACAATGAGTGATTGGAAGAACCCGGAACACTATAAGAAGAAAGACTTCGAGGCGATTGACATCATCAAGTCTGTGCTTACAGAAGAACAATTTGCTGGATATCTTCTCGGAAACTCGCTAAAATATTTGTTACGGGTAAACGATAAAGATACTCCACTGATGAATATCGGCAAGGCGGAGTGGTACTCAGCCCGAGCAGAAAAAGAACTTTCGGAGAAATAATGGAATACATGTACTGCAACAAGATTGCGATTGACTACGACCGCGATGAGAACTTCTCGGCACAGGCCCTGAAGTTACTCACGGACTATTACATGTTGCCTGACGAGTCGAGCCCTCAAGAGGCATTTGCTCGTGCGGCCTTGGCTTACTGCGAGGAAGATTATGGATTTGCTCAACGTATATACGACTATGCAAGTCAGCGTTGGTTTATGTTTGCTAGTCCTGTTCTTAGTAATGCTCCGAGATTGGGGGATAAACTTAAAGGACTACCCATTAGTTGCTTCCTTACTTACGTTGGCGATAATCTTAAGTCCCTTATCCATCATAATAGTGAGGTTGCTTGGCTCTCCGTGAAGGGTGGAGGTGTCGGGGGGCATTGGTCTGACGTACGGGGCATCTCAGATAAAGCACCGGGACCTATCCCATTCATGAAAGTTGTCGACTCCGGTATGACAGCTTGGAAGCAGGGGCGTACCCGTAAGGGATCATACGCCGCATACCTCGACGTGTCTCACCCAGACATCATCGAATTCCTTAATTTTAAGGTACCCACTGGCGATACGAACAGGAAATGTCTTAACCTGTTTAACGCCGTAAACATTACAGATGCTTTTATGGAGGCAGTAGAACATGGAACAGAATGGCAATTACGAGATCCTAATGAAAGAGATGTCCGAGATTCAATCCCAGCTAGAGAACTGTGGCAAAGAATACTCGAAGCTCGTTTCCGAACTGGGTCTCCTTATCTCCACTTCATCGATGAATCCAACCGACAGTTACCAGATACTCAAAAAGCACTTGGACTCGCAGTTAGAGGGTCTAACCTTTGCTCTGAGATCACTCTCCCTACATCTGAAGAACGCACGGCAGTTTGCTGTCTTTCCTCAGTCAACCTCGAAAAGTACGACGAGTGGAAAGGAACAGGAATGGTTGCAGACCTTGTGCGATTCTTGGACAACGTCCTTGAATTCTTTATCCGAAATGCACCGTCAGAGTTATCAAAAGCTGTTTACTCAGCTAAACGGGAAAGATCAATCGGCCTAGGGGCGATGGGATGGCATGGGTATCTACAGCAGAATGGTATCTCGTGGGAGGGCCTCGGCGCGAAGTTTGCGAACCAACGGATATTTGCCGACATACACGCACGAGCTCATGAGGAGAGTCTGCGTCTTGGCAAAGAAAAGGGTGAGGCACCTGACATGGAGGGTACAGGACTTAGGAACGCTCACCTTCTCGCTATCGCTCCAAATGCTAATAGTTCTATTCTCTGTGGGTGTAGTGCTAGCATTGAGCCTATTAAGTCTAATGCTTACACCCATCGTACTCGTGCAGGTGCTCACCTCGTCAAGAACCCAAACCTCGAGGAGGTCTTAGATGCTCTCGGAAAGAATACTCAAGAAACGTGGAAAAGTATCGTTAATGCTCAAGGCTCTGTTCAGCACTTGGAGTTTCTGTCAGATGAACAGAGGGACGTTTTTAAAACTGCGTATGAAATCGATCAAGGGGCCGTCGTTGACCATGCGGGTGATCGACAATCCTACGTTTGCCAAGCACAATCCGTCAATCTATTTTTCCCTGCGGGTTCGCCGGCGTCTTATGTTAACTCGGTACACCTTCGCGCATGGAAGTCTAAACTCAAATCCCTTTATTACCTCCGCACAGATGCGGGTGTCGAGGCAGACAAGGTTGGAGTCGCAGTTGAAAGAGTGGCTTTACAAGACGCGGAGGAATGCTTGTCATGTCAGGGATAGAGCCGGACAACAAGTGTAGTATCTGTCACTGTGAGTTTGACATGGAGTCTGAGGGTGGCATTCAAGGCTACATCGGGATCATCCCCTTTAGCCTTTGCCCGATGTGCTTCAGTGGTATGATGGACATGTACGACCAACTAAACGGAGACTTCAATGACAACGAAGACGGACAAGAGATACAAAGAGATGACGAGGACGAGAGCCGGTAAAGGTTCTGCTCTCCGTCCGATGGATAAAAAAAAGTACAACCGTAACTGGGAAAGGATATTTGGTGATGCACAAACTACAGAAGAAAATGTTAAAGATTTACCACCGGATCTTGAAAGCTTCGGTCAAGAAAAAATTTGACAAGGCTGATGATCTCAATTGGAAGCTATTACAGCTAGAAATTAAACTCAGACAGCTTGACGAGAAGGACGAGTCGTCGTAACATAGGTAGTGGGATATAAGTTTTCTCCCTTGCCGGATTGATCCCCGGCATTTTGTGGGCCCTTTAGGGCCCTTTTTTTCCAACAAATAAAACAAGGACTTACGATGTCTTTATTACAAGAGTCAAAGGTTTACAAACCATTTAAATACCCGTGGGCTGTCGATTACGCAGTTTCTCATGAGAAGGTCCACTGGGGAGAATGGGAGGCAAAACTGCAAGAAGATGTGGCACAGTGGCAAGGGGGCAAGCTCTCAGCACAAGAAAAGCACCACATTACTCAGATACTCAAGTTGTTTACACAGTCTGACGTGCAAGTCGGTACCAACTACCTCGAGTATTACATTCCGAAGCTCAAGAACAACGAGATTCGTGCAATGCTCACATCGTTTGCTAACCGTGAGTTTGTCCACCAGCGTAGCTACGCCCTGCTTAACGACACCCTCGGATTGCCGGAGTCAGAGTTCTCGGCTTTCCGTGAGTATAAAGCGATGGCAGACAAGGTAGACTACATGGGCGAGATTGACATGCACTCCCACGCCGGGATTGCGAAGGCGATTGCTCGTTCTGTCATGAATGAGGGCATGAGTCTCTTCAGTGCGTTTGCGATGCTTTTGAATTACCAACGGTTTGGTAAGATGCGTGGCATGTGTGAAATTGTTGAGTGGAGCATACGAGATGAGAGTATGCATTGTGAAGGTATGGTTAAGTTATTTAGGGAGTTTTGCGATGAGCATCCAAGAATTGTTACAGACGAATTTAAGAAAGATATCTACGAAATGTTCCGAGGCGGTGTCGCTCTTGAAGACAAAGTTATCGACAATGCGTACGAGATGGGAGAGATTGAAGGAGTTAGTGCGGAGGAAATTAAGCAGTACATCCGGTACCTAGCAGACCGGCGTCTTATCATGCTTGGCTTGAAAGGTAACTGGAAGGTTAAGGAGAACCCCGTAGAGTGGCTAGATTGGGTAATCAATGGGGCGAGTCACAAGAACTTCTTTGAGGGGACTGTGACGGACTACAATGCGAATGGGATGGCAGGTGACTTTGGCTGGGAGGCCGCATGACGGACGCACGGGTTCAGAAGATGTTGGACAGACTCAAGCTACATATAGAAGCGTGTGAGTTAAATCCTATGTTGGGTAACAAGCAAGTTCTTGCGGATGCTCATAAAATGATATACGATCTACGGAACAAATTAAGATTTAGGAAACCGTATGATCGAGATCACGCCAACTGAAAAGCAAGTTAAAGAAGCCCGCCTAACCGCTAATACAACTATCGGGTTACAGGGGTCCATCACGCGAGGTGGTGGTTCTCCTGCCGGGGCTCTCGGTGAAATAGTCGTCCGTGACTATTTGAATTATACACATGCCAATACTCGCGATTATGATCTATATACAGATCAGGGCATCAGAATCGACGTGAAAGCAAAACGGTGCACTTCCCCACCTAAATCTTACTACGAATGTTCTATCGCCGCTCACGGTACGAAACAGGACTGTGACGAATATATCTTCGTGCGTGTGTTAGATAGCTTGCAACTTGCGTGGATACTTGGTAGAATTTCAAAAGACGAGTACTTTAAGAAAGCGGTACGACACAAGAAGGGCGACAGGGACGAGAGTAATAACTTTACTTTTAAATCTGACTGTTACAACCTAGAAATAAGTGAACTATGGCCGATTCTAAAGCACAACTGCTCACCTTCACTATCGACTTAAACCGTGATGGAAACATTGAATTTAATTTGGACTGCGTGGACACAGTGGGAATGGAACGTATTCTTCGCAACCTTGGCGATCCCGTTTATCCTCATAAAATTGGTAACATTGTGAGGCATTACTTCCGTACATTGCAGGATAAAATTAAAGAGGAAAGAACCTGATGTCATATCTAATGTCCAACATTCCGTACTTTAAATGCTGGGTTCGTAAAGAGTTTACCGCAAATCACCAAGACTACCACGGAGAGTACTTACATGCTCTTGCGATTGCCGTGAATACAATACCCGACAGGTCGCTGTCGTTTCAGGTTGTTTTTACGGGGTGTGAGGTAGATATCGAGGATGACTTGGAAAACGTGCACGGTGGCGCGATGTGGGCAAGGATGCCCATCCAAGCTCTCGTGATGGACCTTCCGCTTGAGGAATGGCCTGCTCGTATGGAAGACCATCATGCACAGCCGTGGGACTGCGAATCGCGTCACCACAGTGTGGTTGTTTTGGATCGCGTGAGCTCAAGTCCGTGGGTCGCAAAAATTGACGGGGAGTTTGTAGAGGCTCGGTATTTGTTTACTGTGGATTACACGGAGAATGACATTGCTGACTCACCAGATCAACATAAGCAATCACATGTGTTGTATATTACTGGGGAAGGTCCGTGGGAAGGTAATGTAGTTGCACTACCAAACAACCGTGTACGTGCCACGAGTCCAGCCCTCTGGAGAACAGGGGAAGGAGCACCGGACTTCGCACCAAGTCAGTGGACACATTCTGCTGAGGGGCACAGTTCCTATACGGACCCTTCAGTTACGTTCAACAATCTCTACGCACCGGAATAAAAAAGGGCCCCGTAGGGCCC